CTCATCCGGATGGCCGGTGCGGATAAGGTTCAGAAGGTTAATGCACAGGAGGACCCGTTTACCGCTAACAAATACAGCATAGACAAATTACCTACCATAGTCCTTCTGGATGGAGAGCAGGTGAAAATGAACCGCACGGGGGCTATAGACATTAAAAAGATCGCTGAATTTTTGGAAGGGAGTGATGTGTTTTGATCGAGGTGGGCATCCGGAAGGGGGGAATCATGATAAGCGGTCATGCAGACTATGCTCCGGCAGGTTATGACATTGTCTGTGCTGGAGTAACAGCACTTACGCAGGGACTGGTCAGATCAATGGAAGGGCTGGCGGATGACCGAATAGAAACGGATATCAAGAGCGGTATGACATCGATCCAATATGGGGATTTATCAGAAAAAGGAAAACTTCTGATAAATTCCTTTTTTATTGGTATCTGTATGATCGCGGAAGAATTTCCGGATTATGTGCGGATTACATGACCAGGCGTGGAAGTCGTAAAACTCTACGGGATGAAAAAGGGCAGGCGTGGATCCCTGTAAAGCTACGGGAAACAGTGAAGCAAGGAACACTAAAAACGATGGAGGCAGAATATGAAGAACAGAGAATTTAGACTACTGCAGTTATTCGCGGAAGATCCGGCAGGCGGCCAGGACGGAGAGATACCAAAGGGCCAGGATGAAGGAAGTAAGGATCAGAAGGGAAAAGAAGATCCGGAGACGCCAGATCCAAAGCCCACTGCAAAATACTCAGATGAAGATTTTGACCGGATGTTCAACCAGAAGTTTGCAAAAATGATGGCGAAGCATGAAAAGGAGATGGCGGAAGCAACCCGGCTTGCGGAGATGAACGCCCAGGAGCGGGCGGAGCATGAAAACAAGAAGCTCCAGGAGCAGGTACAGGAGCTGATGCGCAAGGAAGCCATTGCGGAAATGTCAAAATCTGCCAGGGCAATGCTCCGGGAGAAGAATATCAGCATCGGCGATAATCTGCTGGGCGTTCTGATCTCCGAGGATGCGGATCAGACAAAAAAATCTGTGGAAGAGTTTATCAGCCTTTTCCAAGAGGCGGTCAACAAGGCTGTTAAGGACGCGCTCAAAGGGGAGCCTCCCAAAGCAGGCGGGGCGTCAAAACTTACGAAAGAGCAGATCCTTGCAGTGAAGGACCGGACGGAACGTCAGAGGTTGATCCAGGAAAATATGCATTTATTCAGATGATGGAGGTATGAACGTATGAAGAACAAAGAATTTATGATGCTGCAGTTATTTGCAGAGGGAGATTCCAGTACCACGCCTGCGGAACCGGCGGCAGGAACGACCACAACGGCAGATATGGCGCCGGCAATTTCTGTTGATTTTACCAGCAGGATTTCAAAAAATATTGTGGAGCTTCAGAAACTTCTTGGCATTACGGACTTGATCCCGATGTCTGCAGGTACAGACATTAAGATCTATAAGTGGACTGTTGACGAACTGGCTGACCAAGTAGGCGAAGGCAAGACGATCGGCCTTACGAAAGTAACACGGACGCTTGCCAATACAATTTCACTTGCCCTGGATAAGTACCGCAGAAATACCACTGCAGAGGCAATCCAGAAGGTGGGGAGGAATATTGCAATCAACCAGAGTGATGAGAAGCTGGTAGGAAAGGTACAGAAAGAGACTAAAAAGTCCTTATATGCGGCTCTGAAAAAGGGCTCCGGAACGGTGTCTGGCATCACCCTGCAGGCTGTTTTAGCCAACCTGTGGGCGAAACTACAGGAATACTATGAGGATGAGGATGTAACCCCCGTATATTTTATCAACCAGCAGGATGTAGCTGACTACCTGGGGACTGCCCAGATTACGATGCAGACAGCGTTTGGGTTTACCTATATCGAAAATTTCCTTGGATTGGGGACTGCGATCATCTCTCCCCAGGTGACGGCGAAAAATCCGATCGCTACGGCCAAGGAAAATATGCGTGGGGCATATGTGCCGATGTCCGGTGATGTGGCGCAGACATTTGCGCTGATGGCTGATTCTACGGGGCTGGTCGGAATGACTCATTCTATCAATTCCAGGGATGCAAGCGTGGACACCCTTCTGATGTCCTGCGTGAAATTTTTCCCCGAGTTTGAGGATGGTGTATTTATCGGTACGATCGGAAACGGCACAGGTGCATAGGAGGAGAATGATGTACAGGGTGATTAAATTTTTTACGGATCTGCAGGATGGAGACCACCCTTATCACGTTGGAGAAGCCTTTCCGCGTGATGGGGTGGAAGTTACGGAGGAACGTATCAAAGAGCTTTCCGGCCGGGAGAACAGGCAGGGCGTTCCATTAATCGAATATGCAGGAGAACAGGATTCAGAGCAGGAAACAGAAAGCCCGGTAGATGAATGCGAAAATGGTGCTGATGAGAGTGGAGACAGTACGGAGAGCACTGAGCCGGAAAAGAAACCGGTGAAGAAAAAATCTTCCAAAAATGGCAGAAAAAAAGTATCTGAGAAAGAGTGAGGTACAGTTTATGGAAATGCTGGAAAGAGTGAAAAACAGGATTCCGGACGCAATGCTAAAGGATGAAGTTCTGGAGGATTATATCAGTACCATATCCGACAGGCTCTGCCTGCGGCTGGGTGTCGGGGCTCTGCCGAATCTGTTTGAGTCAATCTGCGTAGATGCTGTGGTGAAAATGTACCGCCGTACCTATTATGAAGGGATTTCAAATGAAGGGGCGGCAAATATCAGTACCACCTTTGTAGATGATGTACTTGCCGAATATGCGCAGGAGATTGGAGACTGGAAAACACAGCAGGCAAATACCGGAGGTTCAGACAAGGTGGTGAGGTTTCTGTGATCTGGAATACATGCAGACTTCTGGCAAAAAAGCAGACCGGGGAGGACGAACTTCATAACCCACAGTATGACTATGAGGTAGTAAGAGAGACTGTGGCCCGTGGCACACCCTGGACGGATGAGCAGATCGCTCTGGAAGGCCGGGAGGTGACGCGGAATGAACAGCGGTTTCTGATCCCGATTTCTTTTTCTATGTTCCCGAAGTGCCAGAAAGCAGAAATTGACGGCCGCATACAGGAAATTACGAAGGTCCTTGACCTGAGCCCAAGGTATACAGCGATTCAGGTGAGGATTTATAAGGGATGATGAAATGGGCTTGGTAAAAATAGAATTAAACAAAGTTGATATAGATCGCCTGGCAAGGGCGCTTCAATCCATGAATGAAGTACGTTTTAACGCGGTCGTCAAGAAGAATGTCACGGAATTACTCAATGCCGCGAGAAACGGCGGGACGCCCATTAAAACAGGAGAGCTGCGGAAATCTTCCGGTACCTATGGGGACGAGATGGGTTATTACGCAGATTATGCGCCCCATGTGGAATATGGGCACCGTACAATTGACGGGGGCTGGGTTTCCGGCAAGCACTTCCTGAAAGCAAACGTGGATTCGCAGGCATTTATCTATTATCAGGATTTAAGGAATGCGATCAAGAAAGGATAGGATATGTATAAGCAGTTAGGCTTGGTGGATTTGATATCTGCCATACAGAAAAAAGTACAGGATAACACAGGGACAACTTGCTATGATGCCGTACCGGACAACGCACCGAGCCCTTTTTATTTTGCGGAGGTCATCGGGAAGCGCCCGGCACATTCAAAGACCATGTGGAGAGATATTTTTACGGTCTGGATCCATGCGATCGCAGAGCCAGGAGAATCTTCTGTACAGATATATAAACTGATACAGGACTTGGAGGAAGCACTGTCGGAGGATATTGAGCTTCCAGAAGGATTTGATCTGATTATGCAGACCAATAACGGAGTCCAGACGATCAAATCCGATGAGACGAACGAGAAGCATGCCGTATTGGCGTATGAGTTCATGGTCTGTTATGGATTTAAGTGTAAAGTTTAAGGAGGAGATGATGTTATGAGATTCAATGGATTTTTATTACAGCTTTTTGCGGATAACGCATTTGACGGCGGCGCTTACTGCGATTTTTCAAGTTCTGCGGCGAAAGCACTGGCTGGGAAGGACATCCTGCTTGCTGTCTATAATGCGGATGGGAGTAAGCTGATCGCGATTGGTGGACAGAAGGGACTGACGATCAACCGTTCTGCGGATTCCATCGAGATCACCAGCAAGGATACGGCTGGAGGCTGGAAATCAAAGATTGCGGGTATGAAGGAGTGGAGCATTGATAATGACGGCCTTTACGTTCCTGGGGATGAGGCGCACAGCATTTTGTCAGAATCATTTGAAAATTCGGAACCTGTATGCATCAAGGTGATCGATGGAAAACGGAAAAGGGGGATGTTTGGCGGCCTTGCGGTCATTACAGACTATCCCCTGGAAGCTCCCTATGATGATGCTATGACGTACAGCCTGTCCCTGGAAGGCATGGGGGCGCTCCTGGATCTCCTTACGAATAAACCTGCGTTAGATACTCTGCCGGGGAATGCTGTGCTGGATGTTTTGACGGTAGTTTCTGTTGCCGGGAGCTCATCAGGAAATACTGCGGTATATGTGAATCCGGCCAAGGAAGCCGGAAACACTTATCGGTATTCAAAGGGACCATCTGCTGTATACCCGTCTTATAACGATGACTGTACCAATATGGATACCTGGGACGGAGAAGCAGATCTGGCAGCGGTGTCAGGAGAACGGCTTCTGATCGTGGAGTGTACTTCGGAGGGAAAGGCGAGAAAAGCCGGTATTGCAACAGTGACAATTCAGGAATAGGAGGCAGGGATCATTTATGATTACTTATGACGGAAAGAATTACGTTTTGAAATATAACATGAAACGGATTGAAATGATTGAGGGCGTAACAAATATGCCCACACTGGCAGACTTACAGCGTACACGCGGGATGCTCTGTCTGGCATCTCTGAAAGCCTATGTCGCAT